GCGACTATCAAAATGCAAGCAATAATATTTACCAATGGGCAAGTAATACTGTAAGCAACAGGATAGCAAAAAGACTACATCTATACATTCAAATTGAAAGAATGATGAGGGAGTCTTTAACAGGCCACATAATATATAAACGAAAGAATGATATTCCAGCAGAACAAAAAATGGGACAACTGATGGGAAGTATAATGTCTTTTCCAGTCCTCTGTATAATAAACGCTGCAATGTGTCGTTGGTCACTAGAGATAGCACTAAATAAGCCTTTACAACTTACCCAATGCCCACTCTTGATCAATGGCGACGACGTAGCAATGAAAACTACAGAGTTCGGATACTTGTTATGGAAGAAAATCACTACTAGAGTAGGTTTAACAGAATCAATTGGTAAAACATTCTTTAGTAAGGAATTTGTGCAAATAAATAGCAGAAATTTCCTATATAAGGAAGATAGTACTAAAACAATAACTGTAACCAACTCTAAAGGTGAATCTAAAATAAGAAGTATGCCGTATAGCATGATCCAAATCATAAATTGGGGATTAGTGTCTGGACTAAAAAGGTCCGGAAAAGCAGGTCTCAATGACCTCACTAACCCTCATGACACAATTGGTGCTCGTGCACGGCAACTACAAAAACTAACACCACCAGAGCTATTTAATGACCTTTATAGGGTATTTATAAATAAGCAACGCTCCTGGCTTGAAAAGACTAGAATTCCTTGGTTCATTCCTGAATGGCTAGGAGGACTAGGGTTACCAATCAACAGTGAATTCACACCAAGTGAGACAGATCTTAGGATCGCTCACTTGATACTTATAAACTGGAGAAAGGAAAGACCAGTCTCAATAGCACATCAAGAGGCAAAATGGAAAACTAGGATAATAGCTGAGAAAAAGATGCCAGAGCCTTACTATGCAACCCAAAAAGACGCTAATACAGATAACTATGAAAAGTTTCTAGGTTTAAAATGCCTAGATTTACTATTCGATAGTAATATATCATTAGCAGACTTAATGGAAGCAGAAGTAAAGCCCGATGTATCAAAAGCTCTAAAGAAGAATTCTAAACTTTGGACGCCAAAGGGAAAACAATTACCCTCGCCGCTAAAGATAGAAGATCTACAATTTCTAGCTAAATATCCCGCCTATATAACAGGCAGTCTTACTTCAAAATATGGAACTAATTTTGAATCAAGTTCTGTTCAAATTGTTTCTTCAAAAATTAAACCTTCTAGTTTAATTGGGGCCCTAGACTAGTAAACAAACCGTAACGAAACGTTAACGGTACAATGTAAATATAAAAGAAATCTGTTTATGTGAGCGTAGACCGTGCGTTAGGTTAGAAACTAAATGTTCTAACTTCCGTATCACTTGTCACACGACTTATAGCAAGCTATAAGGTCCAATCATTCATGAATTGGATAAACAGTTTATATTACAAAGGTAACTAGTCCAGGACCGTAG